ACTGGACAACTCCCGAAGGCAAAGAAGATTACATGATATACCACTTGGAAACTACTAAAAAGATAGTATGCCCCCCTGACGCAGGTGGGTATAGCCACACTGTGCCTGTCGATGAGTCCTACCACTTGGTGTCGGAATACGTGGCGTACTATAAGCAGGTACATGACATCGAAGCTCGCTGGAGCAAAGTTGAGGCGCAAATCTTGCAGTTCTTGAAGGGTTGCAAGTCACTTAACGAAGCACTCAAGCTGTGGCCTGATGTTCGCATCTATATCCATTCAGAAGACCTTGCCCGTGTGGATAAGAAAGTCGAGCGTAGCGCATCAACTAACTCAGCACTAGACATCTTGAAATCTATTGACACAGATGGTGCGGTAGCGGCGGCTGTCGGTGCTCGCTTGGCTGGTGCGGCTGGGAGTTCAAATGTCTGATGACCTTAAAGCATTTGCTCAACGATTGGCGCGTATCGAGTCGCGCCTTGTACAACTCATGATTCATCTTGGCCTCGACCCATACGCACAAACGTATGAAGCTGAATCACCTATCACGCAACGGAGTAACAAAAATGGCTGACTTAAGGACTGAACTTATGAAACTCGAAAACTTGAAATTTGACGACGATGTGCAACCAATTGAAGAGATTGTGTACACAACAATTAGCCCCAACGTGAGCATGATGCAACAGGTGTGGCAGTATGTCCAACAGAATCCTAACTGTACATACATGGATGTTATGAAAGGTATAGGCGGAACACATTCTGATATATCAACCCGACTGACTCAGCTGTACAACGTTGGAAAACTTCAACGCAACAACACAAAACCATATACATGGTTCGCACCACATGACACATACGAACGCAAAAGCCCCAAGCCATACAAGAAGCGCAAAGCCAAGCCTGTGGCGAAAGCGCAAACAGAGGTAGCAAAGGTTGTGCCGGCAGCAGCTCCCAAGTTACAGACCAAGTATGACGTTAACGATCTGCTTAGTACGATGTCTATCATCGAGGCCCGTGCAATGTACGACCGACTCAAAGAACTGTTTGGGGGATGACGGTATGACACAAGATTCCTACAAGTGGGGAGCAATGAGTCCAAACGACCCAACCCCAGTTCCACTAAAGTTTCATACTAAAGAACAAGCACAACATCATGCTGACAACATGAATGCTTTACTCGAAACTTGGGAGACAAATCCAATATGGAACAAAAACCACTGGAAAGTAAAACCACAACCTTGGACTATTATGGAGTTAAAACATGACACAAGATGAAATCATTGAAATGGCTAGAGAGGCTGGATGGTCTGGTATTTATACACAATGGGCAGAGCCAACAAGCGAAGCAGATTGGTTGCCTTATAAAGTCAGCCTGACTGTACCTGTGACGATGGAGCAGATTGAAGCCTTTGCCAAACTGGTAGCCGCTAAAGAACGTGAAATTTGTGCAGATTTGTGTAAAAACTATGTTTGGTTTGATGATTGTGCTAGAGCCATCAGAGCCAGAGGAGAGCAAACATGAAATCACTTAGCGAAATTCACAAAAAGGCAATCATTCAAGCCCAAAACGAAACTGACCAAAACAAAGCGGCGGCATTGGCGATGATTGAAAAACCCATTGAGATGATTAAAGCCATCATGCTCAAACATGAGTTGGCGGTCATTGAAGTGATGCGTGAACTGCATGAGTCCCGTGAAGCCGCAGTCAGGGCAGAGCGTGAAGCCTGTGCAAGATTGTGTGAGGATGGAATTATCAAAGGCGGTGAAGTGTTTGCCGCAAAAATCAGATCAAGGGGATAAGCATGAGCAAAGACACAAGATGGGAACGAAGCATTGAGACTTTTTCAGACGAGCAGTTGCTGTTTGAGCTTGTCAGACGCAATGGTTTTCAACGAGCCGCTAAGAAGACAGAGTATTGGGGCGATGGCTGGGTTACAAGTATTGTGGGCATTGGCAAAGACAGTAGCGTATCCATCACGATGGACAGAGATGATTTCAAAGCATTGTCTGAATTGGCTGTTGTTGGGTTTAAGGAACAAGCATGACACAAACATACATCTGCGTTCATTGCAAACGAAGAATTCTGACAATCATCACACGATGCCCACACTGCGGAAGGAGTCCACAATGACACAAGAAGCATTGAAGTTGGCGCTTGAGGCGTTGGAGTTGTGTAATGGGGCAGAAACCGTAGAAGGTGAAGAGTGCAAGTATTTTTGGCCCATAACTGAGGAGAAGAACACATGAAAACGATTATTCACGTAAACCAGCACGTCATAAAAGCCAACGCAAAGAATGGCACGAACGACCCTGTTCTAACTGTCAAGACGCATAAAAGCAACACGTATGCACACGCAGTGGACATCAAAGGCGAAAGTCGTATTGTGTACAGCCCAGACAAGCCGCTGTCATGCGGGGCAACGGTATGGATTGAAACACAAGCAGAAGTGGAGGTGATGTAATGTGGGATGTACTTATTGCCGTGGTGCTTATGGCATTTGGTGCGGTGGTGTTAATCACGGTGACAGCGATGGTTGGATGGGCAATATTTTGGATGCAGAACGGAGGTAAAGATGATTGAAACGATTAAAACATTTTGGAGTAAGATTCGCGGCCTCCGTGGCGACAGAAGAATCATTACGGTAGAAGGCTTAGTGTGGCGATGTACAAAATGCCACCACATATTTTTAACAGAAGTAACAGCAAAGGAACACACATGCCCAGACCAAAAAGTGAGCTAACAGGTGACAGCAAACACATTGGTGCTCGGTTAACTAAATCACATTTCCAAGAATGGAAACGTCTTGGTGGAGCACAATGGTTACGCCGAATACTATCTAACAGCTTAAAGGAACAACGTGATGCCAAAGTTTGAAGCATGGAGTCATGCAAACCTAGTTAAGTTTGCCAAGGAAGTATATGAAAAATTGAAAGAGCAAGAAGATCAACTGCAACAACTCCGCAATGATTTGAAAGACGCCCTCAAAGCATACAGAGAAAACAATTTAAAAGCTGGAGAACCCCATGTCTGAAATGGTAGACCACCCAGACCACTACAAGGTGGGCGGTATTGAGACAATTGATTTCATCGACGCCAAGAATCTGAACTACAACATGGGTAACGCTGTGAAGTATCTCAGCCGAGCAGAACACAAAGGCAACAAGAAACTAGACTTGCAAAAAGCCTTGTGGTACATCAAAAGAGAGTTGAGCAAACTTGATGCAAAAGATAACAATTGACTTTGAGACATACTACTCCAAGGAATTTAGCCTGTCCAAGATGACAACCGAGGAGTACATCCGATCACCCGAGTTTCAAACCATTGGATTCGGTTACAAGGTGGATGATGGCGACACTCACTGGGTAACAGGCTCGGACGAAGAGATTGCTGAAGCCCTGCACGAACTAAACTTGCCCGATGCTTATGTCATTGCCCACAACATGGCGTTTGATGGGGCGATTCTTTCGTGGAGATACGGCATCACCCCCAAGTACTATCTAGATACGCTGTCGATGGCTCGACCTATCACGGGTCAAACTGTGGGCGGCAGTCTTGCCAAGCTTGCACAGAAGTTTATGCTGGGTGCAAAAGGTACTGAGGTTGTCAACGCACTTGGTAAACGTAGAGAAGACTTCACACCATACGACCTAGCCGCATACGGTGAGTACTGCAAGAACGATGTGGAGATCACATACAACTTGTACAACATACTGCGGCAGTGGAATCCCCCCAAGGAACTCTACATACAGGACTTGATGCTGCGCATGTTCACCGACCCAGTGCTTAAGCTGAACGATAGTGTACTGAATGAACATCTGACCACAGTGCAGGCTAAGAAGGCCGAGCTGATGAGGCGCATCGACGCCACTATTGGTAGAGATGAGTTGATGTCCAACCCCAAGTTTGCTATGGTGCTGGAAAAGCTGGGCGTCAAGCCTCCCATGAAGATCAGCCTGCGTACAAACAAGGAGACTTATGCGTTCGGTAAAACGGATTCAGAATTCAAAGCCCTGCTCGAACACCCAAACCCTGCCGTCCAAGCTGTCGTTTCAGCACGTCTCGGTATCAAGTCAACGCTTGAAGAAACCCGAACAGAAAGTTTCCTCGGCATCGCCAAAAGGGGCTCGTTACCTATTTTGTTGAACTATTGGGGCGCTCACACAGGCCGAGCCAGCGGTGGCGACAAGATGAACTTGCAGAACTTACCCCGCGCCGGGGCCCTACGGCGTTCGATTACAGCACCAACTGGACATGTGTTGGTAGCTTGTGACTCAGCTCAGATCGAAGCGCGTGTCGTCGCATGGCTGGCTGGGCAGAACGACTTGCTGGCAAACTTCCGCAAAGGTGAGGACATCTACTCTTTGTTTGCCGCTAACGTATACGGCAAGACCATTACCAAGGCAGATAAGGTTGAACGGTTTGTTGGCAAGACTTGTATCTTGGGTCTGGGCTATGGCATGGGTGCGGATAAATTTCAGAGCACACTGAAGATCGGCGGTGGCGGCATTTCTGTTGATGTCAGTCTAAGCGAGGCCAAGCGGGTAGTCACCCTGTACAGAAATACATTCAAACGTATTGCTCAGCTATGGAACGAAGCCAATAAAGCCTTGGAAAAGATGGCACAGGGCTATGAGTATGAATTTGATGTTGGCCTAAAATTGCGCTGTACACCTGAGGGTATTCATTTACCCAACCACACAATGATTCGATACCCTAATCTGCGTAAAAAGACTGATGGGTTTGAGTACGATGGACGCTATGGCTCTGTCAAGATATACGGTGGTAAGGTAATTGAGAACATAGTCCAAGCTCTGGCCCGTATTGTTGTGTTCGATCAGATGGCAAAGATTGACCAGCAGATGCGCCAGCGAGACGGAACAGACGGAAGGTACAAGGTTGTCCTGACCGTTCATGATGAGGTTGTTTGTGTAGTCCCCGAGGACGCCGAAGCATGGTGCAAGGAGCTTATGGTGAAGGAAATGTCCATAGCCCCACGGTGGTGTTCTGACTTACCAGTATCCTGTGAGTGCGAATCAGGGGCAAACTACGCCGATGCAAAGTAATACTATTTATCTAGTTTGTATATGTCACAAACCTGTTGTAGCATTATCTTGTAGCAGGGGTTGCTACACTAATTTTCTTTTTTCAAGGGGTTAAAAATGTATAAAGTTACGATTCAGTTGAGCGATTGGGATTGGGCAGAAGGCGAAACATTGGCTATTGAAACTTGCGACTTTGATAAAGTCCAAATCATCCAAGAATTTATTGAGATGCAAAAAGAATATGGCTGGGCTGTTGACTATCAACCCATCGAGTACGTGGAAGTTGATGAAGACGGTTTGGTGTATGACGAAGACTACGACGTGTGGTGCATGTGCGATTCAGACACAGGTGTGTGGTACTGGTTCGACGAAGAGTCTGACGAGTGGGTTGAAGTCGAAGAAGACGAAGAAGTCGAAGACGAAGAAGTCGAAGACGAAGAAGTCGAAGACGAAGAAGTCGAAGACGAAGACGAAGGTTCCACTGTCACTACATATGTGATCACACACATCGAAGAATAATCGATATTCGCTATTCGCGAATAGCGAACACTAGGGGGCTTCGGCCCCTTTTTCTTTTTCTTTTTGGCGTTCGTTGTAGTGATAAACCCTGTGGCAATTTGCACACAAAACTAAACACTGCTCAACTTCTTCCATAGCTTTTTTATAACTACCCGCTTGTACCATTTTGTGGACACTATCATTTTTCATTTCGGGGTCTATGTGGTGAAAATCTAATATTGCTGGGTGGTTTGCCCCGCATTCAAGACAGGATAAGGTAGCTTTAAATTTTTTCCACTCAATCTTTAATTCTTTACTGCGTTTTTTAGTTGCAGCTTTAACTTTTCCCACATTACTTTCGTAATGCTTTCTGGAATATCCTTGTTGTTTTTCTTTTCTTTTGGCGAGGTCTTTGTATGGCATTTTCTTATTGTATAAAAATATTTTATATAACGCTTGACTTTTTTTGTAAGAGGCCTAACATACACACCTTACCCGACGATTTGTGCCTTGGGCATGGAGACCTATGACTATTCCAGCTTGGACGTATTCACAACTTGAAAAGTTTGAAACTTGCCCTCGGCAGTTCTATCATGTTCGAGTCAAAAAAGACGTAACTGAACCGCCAACAGAAGCCACCAAGTGGGGCGAACGTGTGCACACTGCATTTGAAAACCGCATACTTCATGGCACTGCATTACCTGATGGTATGGGTCAGTGGGAAGGCATCGCTACAAAAATTGCATCTATGAAGGGCGAGATTAAGTGTGAGCAGAAGATGGCAATTGATAACGCTTTTCAACCTGCTGAATGGGGCAACGCATGGTCACGTGGCATCGCTGACGTGGCGATCACATACAAAGACAGTGCTGTAATTCTTGACTACAAGACAGGCAAGCGTAAGCCAACTGAACAACTGATGCTATATGCTGGCTATGCGTTTGCACATTACCCCGAAGTAAATATGGTGTCTACTGGTTTTGTGTGGCTCAAAGATCAGAAGATTGACAAGACGTCATTTCACAGGTCAGATGTATCCACGATTTGGTTGGAGTTCTTGCCAAGGGTACGCAAGCTGGAGGTGGCGTACGAGAAAGACAAGTGGCCTGAGCGCCCAAGTGGACTGTGTAATGGCTGGTGTCCTGTGAAGACATGCAGTTTTTATAAGGCTAAGAAATGACCCCTGAGGGTAAAGTCAAAGATGCCGTCAAAAAAGTGTTAAAAAAACACGGCGTGTGGTATTTCATGCCTATGCAAAATGGTTTTGGCGTAGTTGGTATTCCTGACTTTATCTGTTGCTTTCATGGAATTTTTCTTGGTATAGAGACTAAGGCTCCCGGAAAACGTGAACAAACAACTCCGAATCAAGATCGTGTGTTGCGTGAAATTAAAGAGCACGGCGGATACACCATTGTGGTAGATGATGCTAAACAACTTGAAGACTACATAATTTTTTTAAGGAGCGAATGATGAACAAAGGCGGCCCCGCTAAAGCGGCGTATGACAAAGCCTACAACGCAAAACCCGAACAAGTTAAAAAACGTGAGATGCGTAATCAAGCACGTGCAGAGTTGATGAAAGACGGCAAGGTATCCAAGGGTGATGGTAAAGACGTCGATCATAAGAACATGCTGGATGGCAACG